GCGTCGCGGGTCCGGGTACCTAAACCTCCACGCACACGGCCTTTTGTGGCACTTTTGCCCTGTTTTTGCGATGTGGCATCCCGCGCGACGTCGGACGAAGCGGAACGCCTCGGTCGTCGAAGGCGCCCGTCCACTCCGCTGGTGTGTCCCGTTGGACAACCCGACGGGTCCGACCCTGCCCGACGACGGTCGGCACCTTCAAGTGTACTCGAGCGCAATACTTCAGCATGTGGTCGCGCAGTTTCGCGCTGATTGACCTGCGGTACGTGATCCCCAGCTCAGCGCAGATCTCGCGCGAGGACGCGCCCTGAGAGCGCATCCTGTAGATCGTCTCGCCCCAGTTTGAGCAGCGCCAGCGGGACGCCGCCCACCGGGTTTTCAGCCCTGCCCGCCTCATGAGCACGCCCATCCGCTCGCGCGTAATGCCCAGACTGTCTGCGGCCTGTTGCGGGTGCTGGCCTGCCAGCATCGCCTCCCACGCCGCCTCCAGCTGCGAGCGTCCGATCTGGCGCGCTTCTGGCCTGCCGATGAACAAGCCACGCTTCCACGCCGCGATGTAGAGCTGGCTCCACGTCATGCCTTGAGACGCGGCCACCTGGTCGCGGTCCTCTCCAGCCTGGATGCGTGCTGCTGCGTCTCGGATCTGCTGATTCGTCCACTTTCTCGCCGGCATGATGCCTCCCTTGGTCTAGTGCTGTCCATGTGGACGCCTTGACATGTCAAGCTGTCCAGAGCTGAAACGCCGTTCTGGCCGGCGTCGTCGGTGGCCATGGACGGCTTGGACGGCTTTCCACCCTCTTTCCAACTTCCCTCTCTCTCTTTCTTCTTCTTCTTCTTCTTGGAAAAAAGGTGTCCAAGCTGTCCATGAGAGAGAAGTCAACGTTCTTCCTAGGTAATTCCATGGACAGAGCTGTCCATGGAGCTGTCCATGAGCCGTCCAAGCCGTCCATGATGTATCGCTGACGCGCGCGGCGAAGCACCCGAGACGCCGAGACGTGTCGGATGTATCGGCATGTCTCACGTCATCCGGTCTTGCGGCGGTACCCTCGGACCCACTTGCCGTTGCGGTTGACCTTGCCGGGCTCATGCGTCCCCAGCTTGTTGACCAGGGCGCTCAGGCGCCCGGCTTCCGCCATGCCCGGCGGCTTGTTCAGCTCGGCAGAGTCCCAGAACTCCCGCGTCGTGAAGTCCACGCGCGCGTCCGACCAGACCACTAGGTGCTGGAGCATCGGATCCGTCAGCTCGTAGGTCTCGGCGCGCACGGCGCGCTCCTCCTCGAGTTCCCGGTCAAGGTGCCACTTCTCACCCGCATAGTACGCGTCTCTAGCCTCGGCCCACAGTTGCTCGATCACGGCTTCCAGCCCGACGACGTCGCATTGCCCGACGGGCACGATCCACCAGCGGCGCGACCCGGTGCTGTCCTGGAGGAACTGGAGATCGTTCGTCGTGCCGGCGAATACGCAGCATCGCGGCGTGTCGACCACGTTGCGCCCGTAGGCTGGACGGTAGCTGTCCGTCTGGCTGGATACGAACGCCTTGAGCGTCTGGGCTTCCGCGCGTCTCATGCTGTCCAGCTCGGCCAACTCGTAGATCCACGCTCCGCGCAGGCTGTCGAACCGGTCCTTGGAGCTAAGATCAAGCGGCGTGTCGCGGTACCATTCACGCCCAAGCACGGCGATCGTCGTCGACTTTCCGCAGCCTTGGCGGCCCTGGAGAATCAGCACCGCGTCGGCCTTGGCGCCTGGCTCGTATGCCCGCGCGATTGCCTGGATCATCCACCGGCGCGCCATCTGCGCGACCAACGGGTCAGGCTCGGCCCCCAGGTAGTCAGCGGCCCACGTCGCCAGCCGCGGCACCCGGTCCCACTCCAGTTCACCCAACCATTCGCGCACGGGATGGCGGACGTCCTTACGGGCCTTCCAAAGTAGCGCCTCATGGATGATCGTCGTCGGTGCGCTCAGCCCGTAGGTGCGGTGCATCCTCAGGCCGATCTCGGCCTCGTCATGATCCTCGATCACAGCCCCGGCTACCTTGTCATCCCATCGCGCACGCTGGTGCAGCTCGTCCCAGTAGACGCGCCGGCTCCAATAGGGGTCACGCTCGAGAATGATCTGCACGTTATCCCGGTGTCCTCGCGGCTTGCCCTCGGCTTTCAGCGCCCCGGTCTTTGCGTCAAAGGTGTCCGGCGTCCGGTCCAGCGCTTCCCACGTCGCCTCGTCGCGGCGCCACGGCATGAGCTGCACGCCCGCCATCTCGATCAGCTCTGCGTCGGTCATGGCTTCTCCTTCAGATGCTCGCGAAAATGCTCTTTTTCTTCGACGGAATCCGCAACCGGACCGTAGCCGGGGCGACCTCGCAGCCATTTCACAACGGCGGCGCGCTCCGTCAATGCGGAACGCAGATGCTCGACGGCTTCGTCGAAGGCCCTCGTCCGCTCCGCGTAGAACTCTGGCGTCGAAGGGTCGAACAGCGCGCCACATTGTTCGCACCTGTGCAGATCACCCAGCCCCAGAGGTTGAGCGTACTCGTTGTGTGGACAAGGACAGTACCGCCTGACTATGCGGATGGCGTGCTCGGATGTCATGCGTCCCCCACAGGCTTCTTCGTCGCGTCCCGGCGAGCCTCGTAGATTGCGTCGAACAGCATGTCATGGGCCTTGGACGCTTCCAGCCACGCATCGAGATCCGCTTGGAGTCGCTCCAGACCTGCGGACTGCGACTCGATGCGCGCGAGGACGGTGGCGGTCTGCTCCGCATCAAGCTGCACACCCTTCCCGATGGCGACGGCGAGTTGCATGTTCATGTGCGCTTGGCCAGCTGGGTCTGGGTTCATGCTCCCTCCCCGTCGTGCCAGCCGTTCGACACTTCGAGCTCGTAGGACGACACCCAAGCCTCGTTGACCGCGCCGTTGGCCGGGTACTCGTCAACAGCCGGGTCGCCGTCGTCCACGTAGGCGAGACCCAAGTACACCTGGCTCTGTCCGATGGCGCGTACGCTGCCCGGAAGCCAGGCTTGACGATCCTTCGAGTAGAACCGGCAGAGCGACCCTACGGTGACTTCGTGGCCGTGTTTGTCGGTCATTGTCCCTCCTGGTTGTGATGCAGTCCCATGTCGACGTCATGTGCCAAGCGGTAGCCGTCCGCCCCCAGCTCGGGCGCTTTGGCGTCCAAATAGCGCACGATCGCTGCGTGCTCTCGCTGCGCGCCTCGTTTCTCCGCTTTTGCCAATTCGACCTGCAACTGCTCGGTGAAAATCGTCCAGATGCGGTCTAGTGCGTCGGTCATCCCATCCTCCACAGCATGTGAAGCCCACCGACCCATCCGCAAGAGTTGCGGTGATGGCAGACCGCTGGGCCTTCGTCCAAGTAGAACCAGACCTCGCGGTCGCCGCAGGACGGGCATTTCAGATCGTCAATGTACGGGCGTGCCGCCTGCCGGAGCGTCCCGCCAAGCCGCGTGCCGACTTGGGAGCGCATGTCCGGGTCTCCGTCCAGCCTGTCTCTCACATGGCGCAGTGCCTCGCGCTCCGTGACTTGCCATGCCGGCGCGCTCGTGACCTTGCGGCGCTCGATCTTGGGCGGATCGACCATTTCCAGCAGCCAGAGCGGCGCGTTCAGGATTGGCGCGTCCATCGCCCCGAACCATTCGTACCGCGCACCGGAGCGGTGACGGGTCGGAGGAGCAATGACGTACCCACCATCAGCGCGTACATCCACGCCAGGCACAAGGCCCTGACGGTTCCTGAGATTGCGCCCGACCGGCCAGCGGAACCATACGTGAACTCCTCGTCCGGTTCGTACTGCGCGCGTAATGACCTCTCCATGCTGCTGCTCCTGTGAGGCGTACCAGCTGATCGCCTCGTCGGTGTCCAGATCCAGTACCCACAGGTTCGACCCCGGCCCGGTTGCGATGCCGATCCCGGCGTTGGGCCAGCGGCGCCACCACGCGTGAATGACCTCGAGCTGGTTCGACGCCTCGCGCTGCCATGCTCCAACCCGCGGGTGCTTCCCTCTGGCCTTCTCGCCGCACGCCTCCCCGGCTGGACAGGCGCACCGCGTACCCGTCCACTCCCAGAGCGGGTGAACTCGGAACCCAGCGTCCCCCAGCTCCAGAGCGGCGCGCATCATCAGACGGCTTCCAGATGCCCGGTCGCCATGACGTGCCGGATCATGCCAGCGGTAGCGGCATCCATGTCGGCCACGATTGCGCCACGCTGGAAGCGCACCAGCTCGCAGAACTGCTGCTCGGTGATGACCTGGATCCCCCACGCGCGGGCCTGCATCTCGGCGCTACCTGCGTTCGGACCCGCAACCAGGTAGTGAACCTCGCGCGTGACCTTGCGAGACACGATAGCGCCTGCGGCCTCCGCGGCCTGCCAAGCCGGGTGACGTCCCATCGCAAGATCGCCGGTGAACGCGATCACCTTGCCGGCAGCGCTCACATGCCCTCCAGAATGCCGGTCGCGATGACCGCACATGCAAAAAGGACAATTGCGATCCATCCATGCGCTAGACGTTCGCCATCCTCGGTGGCCTGTTCGCGGGTGAACCGATCTTCGTACTGGCTCATGGGATCCTCCTGTGCTCGTCATCTAGGCTGAATGGTTTGAAGTGCCTGAAATGCAGACCTAGAGTGGCCGCAGCACCACCAGCCCGCGCGCGTCAACATAGGTGCCATCCACGCGAGCGGTGATCTCCGCGCGCTCCCCGAACACGTCCACGCACATGCTCTGAAATGCCTCTAGCGACGAGAACGTCTCAACATCGGGACAGTATGTGTCGCTCACGCAGCTGTAGGCGGTGGTGTCGCTGGATTCGTACTGGCTCATGGGATCCTCCGGTGTGGGCCACCTCGGCCCGACATCTTGAGCATACCCCTACCCGTTGCGAACGTGCAACCCTCTAGTGCACATTTCCTGAAGACGTGGGCCAGCCGTGCGCCTCTGGCGTCCACGTCTCGACCGTCACCAGCACGCCGGGGACGTCACCGACCGCGTGGATCTGACGGGTGACGTGCAGCTCGCAGACGAACCGGTCATCCTCAAGAAGTCCGGCCTCGACCATCGCGTCCATGATGATCTTCGCCAGGTTGTCGACGTCGGGCTTCACCGGCGTAGGGTGCGCTATGCCCATCTTCCACGCGGCAGGCTGGATCCACGTTGGGCGCGACTTGGGGCGCGGCATGTAGACGTCAAGCGCCAGCGCCACTAGACCCGTCCAGCATTCTCCGGCAGACTGCGCGCGGAACTGGACGACGGCAGCATCCACCCACGCGCGATGCTCTGGCGGCATGTACGCGCGGCCTCGTCCTAGACGTGGACGAGAGGCGCCACGCGGCACTAGCTCTAGGCTGTACGCTTTCACGGTTCCACCTGGTGCTCGCCGGCTTGAATCGCTGCCCGGATGGCGGACGCGTCCATGTGCGAGATGACGTGATCTCTTTGTAGGCGCCCGATGAACCGCAGAATCGCGAGCCGTTCCGACGTCGAGCCCTTTAGGACGCCTGCTACGAAGGCACGGTCAACGTCCGAGACCTCGTCCTCCTCAATGTCCACCGGCTCGAGGTCATAGATCATCGCGACCTCCGCTGGATCTCGCGCTCCAGGTACCACGCTGCTTTTCGCAAGTCCTCGACGGTCGCGCCTTTATGCTCTGCGCGTGCGACGTACTTGACGACGTTCCCCAGGTTGAACCCCAGCGCCCACGCCTCGATCGCATCAATTACCTCGATGCCACCGGCGTTGTAGTGTGCTGGATGGTTTACCCTGTCGCTCACGTCCATTCCCCCAGCTCGCGTCGTGGCTCTCCCAGCAGTTGATCGTAGCTAATGTGGAGAGCACCGCACAGCGCCGGCAGGATGCCAGCATTCGGGATCGTCTCGCCGGTCTCCCATCGCGTGATCTGCGCCAGGTGAACCCGTAGCGTCCGCGCCAGTGCACGTCGGCTGAGACCTCTAGCTAGACGCGCATTTTCGATGACTGGTCCGACGTTCATGCTGAAATGTTTAGCACCCCCCTTGCAGACCCGCAACCGGCCCCATAGTGCAGACATGCAACCCCAGAGGAGAGCATGATCGTTCATCAGTCCCCATCGCTAGAGAGTCTGGCGCCTGCGCTGGTCGCGGCTCAAGCCGCAGTCAAAGTCGCATCCAAGGACGCCATCAACCCGCATCTCAAGTCGAAGTACGCCGATCTGGGTAGCGTGTGGGACGCCTGCCGCGAGGCGCTGACCTCAAACGGTCTTGCGGTCTCCCAGCACCCAGGCATGGACGGCGCGATGGTCACGCTGGACACGATGCTAGTTCACTCCAGCGGACAGTTCGTCACCAGCCGGTGCTCGGCGCCGCTTGGTCAGGCGACCGCCCAGGGCGTCGGCTCCGCGATCTCTTACCTGCGTCGCTACGCTCTCGCCTCGATCGTCGGAGTGGTGGCCGACGTACTGGACGACGATGGCGCGACTACCTCCTCGCCGGTGCGTGAACCTGTTGACCACGTTGCACGATCCCAGCCTGTGCAGCAGGTCGCGCGCGAGGTTGAGCAGACCTTCCCCGGCGCGCGTACCGTCGAGGTGTCCGGCATTCAGCCGGCGTGCGACAAGTGCGGCGGCGCCATGTGGGACAACCGTTGGCGCAAGGCTGAAGGCAAAATGTCACCCAAGGGGCCAGACTTTGCCTGCAAGGACAAGACTTGCGAGGGTCGGATCTGGAAATTCACGCCGCCAGATCCGTCCGGTCCGGTCCCTGAGTCCTCCGGGTCTCTGTTCAACGACGATGAGATGCCGTTCTAATGGCCACTACTTACGAACTGCTGGAGCAGGCCCGCGCCGTCATGGCGTGTCTTGAGACGGAGGCCGGTGTGCTCACGCCGGAGGCAGAGGCGCAGCTATTCGCGTTTCTGGATTCTAGCGCGGACAAGTTGGCTGCGTGCATGGCGATCGCGAAGCGGCTTGATTCGGAAGCCGAGCTTCTGAAGTCGGAGGAACTGCGCTTGCGGGACCGCCGGCACGCGCTCGAGAACGGTGTCGAACGGGTCCGCGGGTACGCCACCGATCTCCTAGTGGCTCGCGAGGCGCTGGGCGAGGAGCCCAAGGTCAAAACCGCCAGCTACACGGCATGGCTTCAGACGACCGAGTCCGTGCAGGGACCAGAGGACGTGGCCTACTGGCCGATGGAATGGACTCGGACCAAGGTCGAGCCCGACCGCTCGTCCGCTCTGAAGGCCATCAAGGCCGGGTCAGAGGCACCGGACGGGTTCGGTATCGTCCAGCGTCGGAGCGTCCGATGGCGATGATTGACGCTAAGAAGCTGCGAGAGAGGGTGCTTGAGATGAGCCGCACCGCGTACTCGATCGGCAACCGTGGCCGGGCGTTGGCTTATGACCGTGTGCTGGAGCTGATCGACGACCTTGAGGATGACGTCACTCAGCCGTCGGCGTCTCCGGCGCAGGCTTGGCCACCGGCGTCGTTCGCTGACCGCGTCCAGGTCGCTTCGCTCGTGTCCGCTTCTCTGCCGTGGGACCCTGTGCGCGACGACTAGCAAGGCGTTCTCGCGCGAGGTCCATCAGCACGCGATCGGCCTCGCGGATCTCCTCTCGCCGCTGGCGTGCTCGCTCCTGAGTCTCCGGATCAATCTCCGGAGCGGGCACTGGCGCAGGCTGGTTGGCTGGCTCGCCGGCGGCGTAGCTGATGATGGACCGACGCGGGATCGACCACACGACGGTAGCCCATGCGGCGCCGTCCGCGTTCTGCGTCTCCAGTTCTTCGCATCCAACCAAGCGGACGTTGCCGTCCAATAGCTGATCATGCTCGATGTATGCGCAGCGGACTGGAACCGTGGAGTCGCCTACGGCGACGGTGACGATGAGCTTCATGCACGGTGCATAACAAAGCCTCCGGCCAGGCGGAACCCGACCGGAGGCTCGTCATTCAGTCGTGCTTACGCGCGACCGTAGGTGATGCCGACGAAGTCGTCCGCAGCCAGCTGGAACTCGAACACGACCTGGTCGACGCCGGCAGGGCCGGTGCCGTTGCCGAACGTGAAGTCGTTCCCGGAGCCCGGCAACTGGAGCCTGCCATTGAGGTAGACCATCAGCGAGCCGAACGTGCTGTCCACATCGCCGTGGGCCAGGTTGAACGTGGTCTGGTTGGCGCTCGCCAGGAACGTCATGCCATGGTCGGACTTTCCGATTGCGGCAGTGACTTCTGGCGCGAGCTTCGCAAGGGTGACGGCGCCGTCCCCGATCTTTGCGGTCGTGACCGACGCGCCCTTCAGCTTGAGGCCGGTAGCAGTCGCCTCGATGGCATCGGCAGCGTCCACCAGCACGGACAGACCGTCACCAGTGGCCGCGAGAGCCGGGTTGGTGGCGTTCAGCTTGAGGCTAACGAAGCCGGAGCCGTCCACCTGGACGCCGTTAGCGGTGCTGACGAAGATCCCGTTGGCATCCGCGCCCACGCCGCCGTTGAGCTTACGAGCCACACCGAGACCGGCGCTACCACGAGACAAACCGGAGGTGGCTTGCAGCTTGATCCTAAGCGCATCGGATGCGATCTCAATGCCACCAGAGGTATCGCACGCCACGTTCAGCGTGTTCCCGGTTTTTACGAGCGCATCGCCTGCCGTGATCTGCCCGAGGCCGGTGAACTGCGTGAACTCAAGCACCGTTGTTCCCAACGTGATCGCGCTGTCGTTGGTGCAGATCCAGCCGCTGTCCGCATACGTTCCCTCGCGGACGAATACGGCAGAGCCACGGATCTCGTTCGGAGCGTCGAAGTCGGGCGCGCGCGTCGAGCCCGAAACGCCGATCACATAGACACCAGAGTTGGCGCTCTGGCGGTAATACAGGATCCGGTCCCCTGCCTCGACGGTCACTCCACCGTAAGATCCGCCGGCGAGCATGGTCGTAGGGTCGATGCCAGTCGGCGGGAGATGGAGAGCGCGGACGCTTTCCTTCCAGTTGGCGCCCTGCGCGATGGCATCGACGTAGCCCTTCGTCACGACGTCGCTGTCCGCCGGGCTGGCGGCCATGCTCGTCTTGAGCTTGCCGGCGCTAAACGTCCACTCGGCGGTCAGATCCGCCTTGCCGGGCGTGACGGCGTTCGCGGCGAGCTTGTCGGTGGTGACGTTCGCGTCGATGATGGCCGACGTGCCGACGCTAGAGGATCCCAGCTTGCCGGAGGTCACGGCGCCCGCGCCGAGCTTGTCGGCAGTCACAGCACCCGTGCCGATCTTCGCCTCGAGGACAGCACCATCGGCCAGCTTGGCGGACTCGACCGCACCGGCTCCGATCTTGCCAGCAGTCACCGCGCCGTCGCCAATCTTGGCCTCGACGACCGAACCGGCTCCGAGCTTGTCAGCAGTGACAGCACCGGTCCCGAGCTTCGCCTCGACCACCGCACCGTCTGCAATCTTGGCAGTCTCAACCGCACCCGCGCCGATCTTGGCTGCGGTAACCGCACCGGAAGCGAGCTTGGCCTCGGTGACGGCGTTGCTGGCCAGCTTCGCCTCGGTAGCCGCGCCATCCGCGATCTTCCCGGTAGTGACGTTGAGATCCTTGATCTTTGCAGTCTCGACCGCGTCGGCGGCCAACAGGCTGGCGATGATCGAACCGGAAGCGAGGTCAGACGAGCGAATAAACGTACGTGCCATGAGATGCCCTCCTAGTAGGCATCGTCACGGTACGGCAGGATGGACGCGCCCGCTAGGGCGCATCTTCGCGCTACGCGTAGGTCGACGGGTACGCGTACACCAGCACGCGCGTTTCGGCCTCAAGCGTGGACGTGAACGTGATCGTCGTCGAGGTCAGCGTGTAGTCGGCCTGGCCGCCCTGGGCCATGATGCGTCCGTTGACGATCACCTGGTGGCGCCGGCTGTTGGTCGAGATGGCCTGCGAGAGAGCGACCTGGGAGGCGTCGGTCGCTAGGACGATCTCCTCGTAGATGGGCCAGCCGGCGATCGGAGTCGGTGCTGCGGTGATGCCCACGACGCGCCCGTAGGCGTCTACCGTCACGTTCGCGAGGTCGTAGGTACCTGGATTGACCGTCGCGACCGTGGCCATTGCTAGGACGACCGTGCTGTTCTCTCCGTTGTCGGTCAGCGTGAGCCCTGCACCAGCGGTCAACACGCGCTCGGTCTCGCTGTTCGGGTCGGGCAGCAGCGTTACCGCGGCCAGCGTGCCGTCAGAGCCACCGCCGCCGCCGTTTAGGTTCTGAGGCTTGAGTAGCCGGCTCACCGCGCCAGCTCCCAAAAAATCTCGTAGTCCGCGACGTTGTCCGTCCCCATGTTCATGCCCGGCGCGAGCCAGAGTTTGCCATCATCGTCGGTCTGGCATGGGATCTCGACTACCACGTCGAACAAGTCCAGGCTGTTGGTTTTGTCGCCGTACAGCTCCTGCTCGATGGACCCGGCCAGCGCACCGGAGGCCCGGTAGATCGCGGCGTAGAAGTGCGTGGCGCTGCCGCTAATGTGCTTCACCTTGACGCGTCGGATGATCAACTTGGCGCGGCTATCGGTGATCGTGATCGCTGCGCGCGTGGAGATGCCCACGCCGGTCAACCGGCCAGCCTGCCGCCCGAGAGCGACAGCGTTTGCGAGCCGGTTTGCGACAGCCACTAGTCCACCATGTCGCGTGCGATCTTCGCCGTGAGCGCGAGCGCCGCCTTGCCGATGGCCTTGCGCTCCTCAGGCGTCCATCCATCTTGGGCTGCTACGCGAATGCGATTGGCGAGCGCGACCAGATCGGCCACGATCTCCAGCGCCTCGGTCGGGGTAAGCGGCATCAGGCGCTCCACTTGTTGTAGGTCTTGCCATCGTAGCACGTCAACGCCTGGCCGCACTTGTCGGCGGCTCGGTATGGCTTGCCCAAGCTGAGATGAATCCACGTCGCCACGCCCGCCTGCTTCCCCTCCAGGATGGCCTGGCCGAACGGGATGCCGCTGGAGGTCACGATCCAGCGGAACACGTCCTCAAGGCGATGACCAGGTACCGAGAAGTCCACCGCTTCGCCCTTCGTGTGCTGGGACGTCGAGGACTTGCTACCGACCGCGGCGTTGACAGCAGGACCGCGGAACCCGCTGTGGATCTTGACCGGCCCATACTTCAAGCGCACCGGCTCAAGCAGCGTCACGCACAGTTCCTTCAGCTTGTCGATCACGACCTCGGCCTCCTCCCGGTTCGTCTCCAGCAGGTTCCCATGCGAGGTCCGCGTCAGCTCACCGAACGTGAAGTTGCGGCTGAGCTTGGTATCCGGAGGGGTCATACGTCACCGTCTTGGGGAGAGTCGGTCTTGGCCTGCGCCACCTTAGAGCCAAAGTAGTAGCCGAACACGAGCGCCACGTTTGCACGGATCAGCTCCATCACGGACGCCTTCTCGGACGCGCTCAGGAGCGAGGTATCCGGCCCGCTGATTACCGTGTCCACGACGAATACGCCGATGATGATCGCCATCATCGACATAACGAAGTGCGCCAAGGCCGACGTCTCGTTCTTCGCCTGAGAGAACATGCGCGCGACGTGTACTTGAATGGCAGCGATGATCGCCACTCCCAGCAGGATCGCGATGACCGTCGTGCTCTTGGCGTCATAGAGCGACGGGTAACCCTCGACCGCTGGCGGCGTCTCATCGACCACGACTGACCCAGTACCCACAGGAGCAGCCGCCAGCGGCGGGGCATTGTCGTTCAGAATGCCGGTATCCATTCAGTTCTTCTTCGCCTTGAGAGCCTTCTCGATCTTGACGATCCGCTCCTCCAGCTCGTCGGCGTCGAAGCCGACCGGCAGAGATCCGGCCTTCTTTTCGACCTTCGCGATGCGATCCTCGACGTCTCCGAGCTTGGAGGTCAGACCAGCGAGACGGGCCTCGGTCTCGGCAGCCTTCACGGCGCACGGCGGCGGCTGCTGCGTAGAGTAGTCGGGAGCCTTGCGCGCCTCGGCGTCCGCCTGGATCTTCGCAAGCTCAACTTCCTTCTTGTTGTCGCTCCAGCCCTTGTAGAGTTTCATGGCGCCAGCCGAACCAGCGACAGCGACGATCGCGAGCAGCGCAGCGAGGCCAGCGTTTCCGCCTGCCGCATCGGTCAGCTTCGCCAGGTCATCGGCACTAGGTGTCGTGGGCTCGGCGGTGGTGGCGGTGGTCTCGACGGGCGCCGGCGCAGTAGCGGGAGCAGCCTCGACGGGTGCAGGAGCGGGAGCAGCCTCGACCGCAGGGGCCGGGACGGCTGCATTAGGCGTGGGCGTCGGTTCCATAGCTACCTCGGAGTCGTCAGAGTCTACCGCATCCCGTCGCGTTGCGCGACCCTGCCGGCGGGACGGCTCCGTGTAGTAGATCCGGATCGTCGCGCCCTGCTCGTAATCGCACGCGCTGACGGGCCATTCGCTGCCGTCCTCCAGCATAAGCCGGTCGTCAACCAGGACGGCTACCTCACCGGCGCGCACCAGGCAGTCCGCGACAATCGATCCGGTGTCTCCGGTGTCGGGCTGAGGCATTATCGGATCGCGAGCTTGATCGACTTTACGTCCTGTTGCAGCTCCGCGACACTCCTTTCGACCGACGTCAACCGACCTTCGATCTGGGCTACGGACGACTTCAGGTCGGACACATCGCGCGCGATCTGTCGCACCTCTCCGCGAAACGAGTCGTCAACCTGCACGTCAGCCACCGGAGATGCCTGTGCTGTTGGCGTGTCGGTCACTGCCTCGACGGCATTGTCCGCGACGAAGCCAGCACCGCCAGCCAGCAGATACCACAGTGGAACCGGAACCAGTCGGCCCGCCCAGGTGGACGAACCATCAGAGTTAGCCATTCGGCCTCCGACGACTGCCCCAGTACTACCACGAGAACGCCGCTTCTACTAGCACTATGCGTGCGACGTCACCCGCAGGCTAACCACCAGCCCGTGATCCTCTGTCCACCGGATTGACTGCACCAGCGCTACGTCGTTGTCGAAGCCAACGTCAGCATCGGTCAGACTGAGGATATCCCCGCGGCGGATGCTGCCGTACCTGGGAGGTAATGCGTACTGTACGGTGCGTGTCGGCAGCGCGTACCGGCGAGACCGCCATGCGGCCACCCTTGCAGCGGTAGCCTCGTCGCTGATGATCCCGCTTTCCCAGTCGCGAACAATGCGTCCGAACTGACCGTAGCTGCGCCGGAGTACGTCGTCGGTCCAGATGTTCGAGACGCTGGTCGGGTCGCCCGTGTAGCTGATGGACCGCGCGTACTCGTCCGTCAACGGGTTGACGCGATAGCGAAACGTGCCGGCGTTAGAGACGTCTGAGCGACCCTCATACGCCACCCTGGAGACGCGCGTGACATCCGTTTCGACCGAGGTGTCAATCGACATGCTGGCGTCCGTGCTGCTCGCCGTCCATTCCCACACCTGAGGATAGACGCCACGCGGCCCGCTGACCATTGATACCGGCAGTACCTCAAGGACCGACTGGAGCAGCCACTCGGAGAGCGTCACGGGCTCGTCGATGTACGTGTCGATCCGGTAGTCATCCAGCACAGCCCGAGCCGTCAGGAGGCTCTGATAGTCCACGCGCGCGGTACTACGCTCAAGCGCGTATTGCATGACCTCGCCAGCGCGGTTCACGCCTGGTAGGCCGCCTCCGTTGTCCCAGATCACCGCGAGGTTCTGACTGGCCGGGAACGTCCCACTCACCACATGATCTGCGACCGCAATGCGCCTGCCGTTGACCGTGACGTGTTCGATGTTCGCCACTTGCGTATTGCCCTCGTCGTCGCGCAGCGTGACCGTCGAGGCTTCGACCTGGTGGCCAGCAATCGCGTATACGGCATGAATGACCGGACCTGCAACCACATAGCTATAGAGCACGAACGTATGACTCCCTGCCGTGACGCCCGCGCCAGGCGTCCCCACGACGAACGGGAATACGCGTCCGTTTGATTCCTCAGGCGTCGGGAACGCGCCCGCCTTGACCACGCCTGCGGCGTCCCATTCGGTGCGGTTGAATGTCACTAGCTCGTCGGGAAACGTGCCCGTGTCGTCCAGCACGTTCTCCTCGAGAGACAGCGTAATGGGCTCGTCCTCGCCGCCGTATTCCGGATCCACGAACGTACCGACCAGCACAGTACGCCGCTCCTCCCACGTCCCGCCGACGTAGACCTGAGCCAGCTCGCCGCGGACTCCGTCCAACATGTAACCGCGGCTTACCAGCTGCCCGACGTTGAACGGGAACATGAGCGCCAGCGCGACCGACGCCCGCGGCGCGTCCGTCACCCACAGGTCGATCGCCTCCTCGACGTCCGGTGCCTCCAGCATACCAGGCACCACCGCGACGGTTTGCGAGCCGACCCGTAGATCCCACGACTCGGTGCCCATGTAGTGCGTCTGGCCGGCGTACTCGAATACCAGCACCCACCGCCACCCGGCGGCGAGCTGTTCAGCGGTCCACCTGTCGCTCACAGCTCCTCCTCAATCAAGATCGACGACGTCCTGACGACCTCGCCGCGGCGGTCCTCGCCGGCGTATTCGTCGCCCTGGACAGTCTCGATCGAGACGTCGGAGACGATGCGCCCGTAGAGCATGTGGTCCCGGTGGACGACCATGTAGTTCGTTCCTGCCGCCTGAGGTTCGATCCACGGCAGGTACACGACCGGCAGCTCCGGTCCTCGCGTCATCTCCACGATCCCGCGCATCATCGCAGGCCCGTCGACCGCAGCCGCGAGAGGCGTCCCGCCGGCAGTGTTCGTGTTCGTGATGTAGTCGGGCAGGCTAGATGCGCTCTGGTCGCGTTCTAGCTGGGACTGATCGACGCCGTCCGTCCATCCGAACTCGACCGTGCGGCGGGTCCTGCCCTCGTTGCGCGCGGTGCGCGTGCCGTCTCGCGCCGTCGTGAGCGTCGTGTTGGGCGAGCTGCGTACCTGCCGGCCCCAGGAGTACCGGTGCCCGAACGCGACGATCGGCCCCAGCATGATCACGCCGGCGTCGTACGTCTGGTTGATCGGATCTCGCACGACCTGGGTAGGAATGGTCAGCCGGTAGGCGTTGGCCTGCGGGTCGGCATTGAACACGAGGCACGCGCTACGGCTCGCGATGGCGCCGGCGGTGCCGTTGTTCGCCGCACCGGAGTCCGGCGCCACTTCTAGGCGCACTAGACGTGTAGTCGTCGCTGCGACTGGATTTGCCCAGGCGCCCTCAGATGATGCCGTGATCGTCGTCCCGAAACCGTCCAAGATCATCATGTCGCCCTCTAGGGCATTGAACGGGTACCAGTAGTCCGCGGCGGCGCTGCCCGTTCTGGGCACTACCGTGTCTCCCTGCATGCTCCATGTCAAACCGGACTGGCCGGACGTGCTGTCCCACGTTCCGATCGTCGTCCACGTCGCGGCGCCGGTGCGTTTCTCAAGCGTGGCCTGCGAGAACGAGGCATTCGCGATGTAGAGACCCATGAGTGGAGACAACATGCGCTCGAGCTGTGCCGCGCTCGTGAATTCCCACACGATGACGTTGGGCCCTGCATCCGTGCGCCAGATCCGATCGGACGACGGGCTACGCCTGGGGTCCACGTTCTCGATCCCGTAGCGGTATGATGCCTCTACCCGCCACAGGTCGCCCACCAGCGACGGACCTCCGATGGCGCGAACGCTGATGTAGTTGTTCAGCCGGCGGTACCGAACCGAGTAGTTCTGTGTTTTTAGGTCGCGCGGGTACTGTACCGCGTGAGCTTTGGATAGCGCGCCGGAGACGTACGCCGCCACCAGTTCCCACGAGGACACGCCGGCGCCGTTCTGGCCGAACGTCACTAGCTGTCGAGCACCTGCTGGCGGTGCGATCGGCGTTAGCGCCTGGTTGTTAGCTCCCAGGATACGGACCCATGCTCGCGTATTCGCGGAGGCTCGACGCGTGTCCGACTGCCAGACCGTGAGACGTGCTCCGGTCGTGGTCTGGGTGACGTAGATCCTGAGCTGGAACCCAGCAGCCGGGACCGTGATCGTCGTGTAGACCGTGCCTGCGACAGCGTCCACAATCTCGATCTGCGTGGTGCTGATGGCGCGCGCGGTCATCCGGTACTCGTTGCCGGCGTCAGCGACGATCACACCGACGTTCCCACCGAGTCCGGATACCTGTTGAGCGTCGACCAACACGCAGACCGTGTAGTCGAGAGCCACCGCAGGCGTGAGCGTGTAGGTGTATTGCAGCGACTCTAGCGCAGCCGCCGTAATGTTCAGTGATCCGGTAGTGCTCAACGTCGCGGTAGCCGCACCGACCGTCGCGACCGTCCATCCTGCCGTATTCGGTAGGTCTGCCGGGTACCACGTCACTTGAGATCCGATGGTCTGCCCGGAGAACGCAGCGTCCTCTGGAGGCGTGTGCGTCTGGTAGGCGCCGAACTGCCATTGGCACAACTGGTTTACGCGAACGCCGGCCGTCTTGGTGCCGAATAGTCGTAGCGACGAGTTGACGACAGCCGCCGAGTACTCCTGTGGGAGTCCGTTGCTGTTGCCAACCAGGAACGACGACGCCGTCAGCGAGGCCCCGTCCGTCGTGGCCCGTGTCCACGTCTCTCCGTCCTGGCTACTCTCCAGCATGACGCCATCTGCGGTGTTCGTGATGCACCACGCCACGCCGGCCTCGTCGACCACGAGTGCGAGTTGGGTCGTATTCCCTAGTTCGCCGTTCGCGTTCAGCGTTCCAGGCGATCCGTTCTGCAGATTGTAAACCGGCGCTGCGCTGATGGCCGTGAACGCAGACCCGAGCGGCATCGCGAGCGCCTGCGAGTCGGCGCCCCACGTCGCGAAATCTGACCCACAATAGGCCATCAGAAAACCGGACGTTCCAAACGGCACGACGTCATGCACGCCGCCGGCCTGAGCACCAGAAAAGGCGGTCGACACATACGCGAATGACGCCCCGGCGTCGTTGCTGGCGTACTGCATGAGATGGTCACGCGGCGCTGTTCCGCCGCCCAGACGCTTGGCAATTACTAGCAATACCTGACCGGCATTGTACGCTGCCCGGATTCTCCGGTAGGTGATTGGGATGCCGACCACGGTAGAGGCTAGATCCTCTGCGAGTACCCGCTCGGCGTTCAACGTCCACGTCGTCCCGTCGTTGATCGACACGTACAGGCTCAGGTTGTGCCTGGTGGATCCAGAGTCCGTGTAGTCGTTGAACACCAGCAGCCCGATCTTGTTGTCGGGCATCAGGAACAACGCTGGCATGAGGTTCGGCGCCGCGACCGTGCCGGTTGAGGCGACCTCTTGTGTGGTCTGACTGCCAACCAGCGGAATGCGCGCGAGGCTGATCGAGGCAGCCGAACCAGGCGATCGGCGCGCAGCCACAATAATAGTCCCAGCTGGCGTCGTGATCGCGTCGGAGCGCGTCGTGATGTACGTCGGCACGCCGACCCAGGACTCGAGATTGTCCCATCCTGTGATCGTCGTGAAGCTGGGAGCGCCGTACCAATCGACCGTCCCGTTCGGGCGCCAGAGAAATCCGCCCGGCTGGATCTCACCTGCGGCGTATTCGCCTGGGGAGCCGGCCTTATAGGTGTAGACCTCGACAGCATCAGCCGACGACGTTCCACTGGCGGCGCGGCTCTCGAGCTCCATCGCGCCGTACCGCACTACGCTGGTAGGCACACCACCCTGGGCGCCGTCCTGGTTGAACGACGAGAGCGCCGTGGAGATCGTCGTGTGCTGGATGCGCGACGACGGGATGAGGATCCCACGGAACGCGTCGACATTCTTGCGGCTGCTCATCTCATCCCCTCCGCTGGCCGGCGCGGGGTCCAGCCCCCATCGCACGGCCCAAGGTACCACGGGTCCGCAGCTCGTCGCGGATGAAGTAGTCAAACGCCTTGTGCTTGTAGACGATCTGCACGGAGGTGCCCTGCGAGCCCATGCCCTGCCCGGCGTTCAGCCGCTCGATGTTGCTGTCCCCGAGCGTCTGGCGTGCCACTGGGTTCAGCACCGCTTCGCCAGAGCGGAGACGGGCAACCATCTCGTCCGGTGCGCCGACGACGCCGCCGGCGTGGAACGCAGGTTGCTGCGCTGCGATGGCGGCGATCTGAACGGCGCCGGCTGCTGCGGCGATACCTGCCGCGATGAAGTTTGGCGCAGGAGGAGTCGCAAGTGCGTTTGCTGCGGCGAGCGCCGCGGCTGTCGTCGCCTGCGCGATCTTGAGTGCCTTGTCGACCAAAAACGCCTTCATGGCTGAATCACGCTCCTGCGAGACTCGCTGCTCGGCGCGCTGCTTTTCCTCGCGCGTGGCGTCCTCTCCGAGCTCGTCCCTAGCCGCGATGGCCGCGCGGTAGTCGTCCGTCTGAGCCGTCAGGTACGCGTCCGTGATCTGCGTTCCTACGCTCAAGATCTCGTTTGCCGTCGCGATCTCGGCCTTCGCGCGTTCAGCCAAGGCGAGCGCATCGGCCTCGGCATTGCGCTGCCTGAGCGCGTCCAGCTCCGAATAGAACGCCGTCTCGGCGTCGATGATCTGCGCGTCCGTCGCAGCCCAGATAGCCGCGCGCGCCTGCCCATCCTCGCCGGCCTGAGACACCAATGCAGCGCCAGCCTCGCGGATACCGCGCACGCGCTCCTCGTACCCGAGACGGATCTTCTCCTCGTCATTCGCTGCACTCATGGCGGCGGCGAGGCTCGACTTGCGCGCGGCTTCCTGCGCCGACTCAACCGCGTTTGCGGCCTGTTCGGCGGCGGCGGCTGCGGCCTTCTGCGCTTCTGTCTCGGCCTTGAGCTGCGCGGCGCGCTCCTTCTCCGCGTCCGTTGCGGCCTTGGTCGCAGCTTCGCTGGCCTGCTTCGCCTGAGTGGCTTGAATCTCCGCATCCCGCGCACGCTTGACCGACTCGGACGCCCGCGAAATCGCCGCGGCGCGCGCCTGCTCGGCCTCGGTGTTGTCCTTCGTGATGCCAAAGTAGTCCGTACTCGTGCGGATGCCGGTGGCGATGGACGCTTCCAGCGCGTCGAAGTCGGGCAGCGCAGCCTTCGCGCGAGCCGCCAACCCACGGATCGATTCCGCCGTCGAGTCGCTGATCAGTCCGAACGACGACAGACCCTCCGCGGCGAACGACAGCGCATCCGGGACCAACCCGAACACGCTGACCAGCTTGACGACCATTGTAGCAAGGCTGGCGATCGTCCCGATCACTAGCTGCGTCGTCGCTTCCGTCTCGCGCGCGGCGCGGCTCTCCTCGTTGAGCTTCGCGATGAACGTGCCCAGGCGCTCGGACGCGTCCGACCGGATGCGCGCCTCGTCGGCGGTCGCCTGCGACAGAGCACCGGAAGCCACCGCAGCGTCAAGCGCCGCGGCTTCCTGCCGCTTCAGCTCCTCGGATGCAAACGCGTTCGCCTCGGAGGCAATGCGCGCAAGCTCTGCCTCGCGCGCCAGCTCCGCGTTCATAGCCATGAACGCCGCACCAGCCGCCACAGCCGCGACCGCAAGCGGGCCTAGCGCCGCCGTGCTGAGACCGAGCGTGCCCGCGGCGACCTCGCCCACGTCGGCCAGGTCCGCGACATTTCGCGCCACGTCCGCGACGGGTCCGCCCAGCATCCCGAGCGCGCCGGCCAGCTTGCCCGAGTCGCGCCCAACGACGCCGAACGTGTCGCCCAGCTCCTTGGCCTTGTCGACCGCCGGTTGCATCGCCCGTGCTTGCGCCTTCGCAAGCTGCTTGGTCGCCTTCTCGTTCGCTTTGATCGTCTTTTCAAGCGCAGCCATCATGGCTAGCGCCTCTTTCTGCATGTCCTTGGGCAGAGTCGCAAGCTGCTGACGCAAGCCACCCAGCTCGGCGGTGATCTCAATAGGTACGGCTTCCGTCGCCATCATGCCCTCCTAGCGGTGCGGCTGAGCGCCTGCGCGAGATGCGGCGCCCGCTCTCGGACGTACTTCCGGAGAGGCTTGTTGACCAACTCCTGCCACAAGTTGCGCCCGTCGCTACGGCGAGGATTCAGCCGGTACGCACGCACGTTCGTCGGACGTCCCGCCTTGCGCTCATGCGCGGTCGTCAGCGCCGGGAGAACGCCGGTGCGCCGGTACTCGCTCATGATCTGCGAGTACGTCGCGTCGTCTACGGTGCCCTTGAACGTCGCCATAGCTGCGGTCCCGTCGCCGCGCGCCTTGGTGATTAGGCTCGTCGGTCCTGCCCGCTTGACGAAGTACGCCGAACGGTCCGCCGCGATGACGCGGCCTTTGACCTGGTCGGGCGTCAACCGGATCTCCCAGTCAAGCTGACCGGTCGAGCCATCGCGTCGGTAGACCTGCTCGTACCACTCCGCGGACGCGCGATCGTTGATCGTCTTGACGATGTGCTCGATTTCGTCCACGACGGCGGCGTGGGAGTTGCGCACGATCGCATCCAGCTTCTTCTGAAGCTGGGTACCGATCTTGGCCGTTGCGCGGCCTGCGCGGATGGTAATCGCCATCTAGAACCCCCAGAAGGCCGCGGCCTCCGGGGAGAACTTACCACTATTCGCAGGCTTCCGCGCGGGCTTAGGCTTCGTCAACTCGGCGCGGACGCGATGCCACGCAAGCACGCGTTCCTGCGTCTCGACGTCCCACCGGTAGAAGGCGTCGGGGTCTCCGCAGTACGTTAGCCCCAGCTCGACCGCCAGATAGTCTAGCCCGCCGTCTGGGGATCGGAAAAACCCGCGGCGCGCGAGACGCCCTCCTCGGTCGGGCCACCCGTCAGCAGGCGCAACGCCTCGCCCGCGGCTTCGTAGATCTGCTCCTCCGGGATGCCCAGCGCCATCAGCTCGTCAAAGATCGCGCCGCCCCAGGCACACGCGTCATACTGCGCCGCCGCGAGCGTAGCCTTGAGAGGCTTCCCGCCCCAGCACGCGCCGAGCGCCGCAACCAGACCGCGCAACGCGTTCTTCTGCATCGCAAGGCCGACGTCCCTGGATAGCATGTACCCGTTCGGCTTCTTCAGCGGGATCTCGTAGTTACCCAGCTTGACGATCACTCAACCTCCCTAGACGTGGAAACGCCCACCGGGCCGTAACCCGATGGGCGCTCCGCGCGAGACCGCAACCCCTCTCAGGTGGCCGCGATCGATCCGTAGCAAGTTCCCGAAAGCGAGAACGTGTTCGGGCTTCCCTCCGCGAACTCAAGCGTCAGATGGCACTTGTCGAGGACGAGGGTATGGTCCGCGGCGTCGCCAAAGTCGGTGCCCTCGATCGTGAGGCCGACCTGGAGCAGCCACACGTCCGTGTCGCCGCGGGACACGCCAGCCGCGAACGCGCCGGACTTGTTGACCGCATCCCAAAGACACTTTTCGGTCGCGTCGCTCAGGTCCGTCATCGTCGCGGTAAAAGAGAACGTCGCGGGCGCGAAGTTGGTCTTGCGGACGTTGTGGAACGACCCGCGGTCCAGGTACATCTCGACCTCGGTCTGCGACTGCATGACGTTGGAGATCGAGAAGTCGCCGGCCTCGTACTGGACTGTGAGCGTGATCGGAGACCCGGACCCGTCGCTGAGGGTGATGGTTCCGTCCCGGAAATTCTTGGGCTTGCTCGAGATTGCCATAGATCACCTCATGCTAGGGGCAGGGTATGGGTAACAGACAGGAGCGCCCGACCCACGATCCACTCGCCGGAGTCTAGCACTTCGCGCGTAATGTCCACAAGACGAACGCTAAGATCACCCGGCCATCCAGCATCGTACCGCATCGCGGCGTTCACTAGCTCCTGCCCGGCTGCCTCTGCTTCGTCGAGCGCGACCAACTGGTCCTTTGGCCGGATACGGTAGGCCCAGATGAGCGTGACCTCAGTCTCGCAGTCTAGGCCCTCCGCAGGTCGTCCGCGGTAGGCGCGCGTGTCGGCGGTCCTGCCGGTCAGCACGGAGAAGAACTTGCCATGGCCCATGAGGCTTTCCGGATCGTTCCCGAATCGCTCCGGAACGAACGGAGACGGACGCCAGCCTGGCAGCGCATCCAGTAGCGTGTAGAACTGCTGACGGAGCTGGGCGCGGCTGACGGTGCTCACTGTTGGTACCACGGATTCGACCCGCGACTAGCGAGCCACCACGTCGGCGTTCCCGCCTGCCGGCGGTTCGGATCTGGCCGGTTCTCGTCGTTCTCGTCGTACGCGAACGTGAGCCGGCCCCACGCCTCCTCGTACTGTCGCCCGTACTGCTCCGCGAGCTGCTGGTAGCGCCCATCGCCGGCGCTGGTCGCGTAGTCGTTGAACAACAGATGGAGCGTCAAACAGGCGTGAACCTCGCGGAACGCGGATGGGCTCATGACTAGCCATGGGCGTTTACCGGTCGCGATCAACCGATTGGTAATGATCGCCCAGGCTTCATCCAGGTAATCCTGCTCGGACGTGACTCCAGCCTCGCGCAACTGCCCTAGATCGCGGTGACGCCTCAATAGGTCCGCGTCGGTCACGACTGGATAGAGGCTTCTGCGGACGAGAGAGCCGTCCGTCCGGAACGTATGCGCCACGCCATCCGGCATGGTCAACGTCCACTCAAACAGCCACCCGTCAGAGAACGCGAACGACGCGATCGTAGATGCCTGGACTACCGCTGTTGCGACATTTCCGATCACCGAGACCGGTAGCACGACAACCTGGGATCCGTCGTCACGCTGCACGCGAACGGATCCGGAGATCGGCGCAACCAATCCGCCGAACCGGAAAACCGGACAGCGGATCGTGTTGTTGCGGCCTCGCTCCAGCGTCTCTGGGACGATGAAACGAGCCGCGTATAGCGTGTCGCTCGCGCTCACCGCTTAGGCCAGAGCCGACCAGGCGCCAGCCGCACGCGCGTAGATCGTGTTTCCGGCGGTGCCGTCCACACGCATGTAGATCGAGCCGTTCGGCTCGGACGCGGACGGAACGCCAACGCCGGTCGTGATCGTCGGGCTCGCGGTCAAGCTCCCACCCGGATTGCCCTTGATGACCAGACCCACAAGGGCCATACCCGCACGACGATTCTCAGAAACCTTCACAGCCATCGGATCCTCCGATACGGGCTAACGCCCGCGGTTGTTTGCTTGACGATCCCAGCGTACCACAACCTCGCGCGACTTGCGCTCGGCATCTTGCGGACGCATCCCGCCCTTCTCGAGCTGGTTCTGAAACTTCTCGCGCGCGGCGCGCACCTGTGATTCGTCAGCCACGGCGCCCACGCTTCGCAGGCTCAACCGCCGGCGGGTTCTCGAGCGCGGCCTGCATGGCCGTCAGCTTCGCAAGGTCACGGTCATAGCGCGCCTTCACGGTCGGCTCATGCAGCCGGTTCGCGTTGTTCTCCACGCGCTGACGCTGGCTCTCGATCATCGCCTCGGCCACCATCGGATCCATCGGAGCGACGTAGCCGTCCGCGATCAGTCCACGCAGGAACGAGCGGTATCCTTCCTGATCGGTCGTCATCACGACCTGGGTGCCAACCTGCCGCGGGGTCTCCCACCGCGAGAGATGCACCGGGCCGTTGCGACCGTCGTAAACCGTCACATAGCCACCATCGACCGCATCCCACGGGATGATAGTCCATCCGCCCTTGCGGAGCAGCGTTTCGGCGTGCGCCGTGTCGCCGTCCTTCGTGACGTTCTTAGCGCCGGGGCGCTGAGAGAGACGGGAGAGAACGGGCAGCCATTCTCCGTCCAGAAACTGCCACCGGTTCGGGTGCGCGATGTACCACCAAGCAGGCTCGGCATCCATGCCAAGACGTGCCGTGTGGGTCGCCGGCGGGGACGCCGGGCGCCCTCCGAATCCGGTGTTGCTGTCGCTGGTGAGCCTAGCTGCCACGTTCTCTCCCGTTTCTTAGTGACGCATCACGCGTCGGTGATGATGCTGACGCCCATGCCGTCCTGCACCTTGGCAACACCGCAGTAGTAGTTGCCGACGATCTTCGTCAGAGCGGACGAGGCGTCACGCTCAAACTCGACCACCAGCGGGGTACCCGCCGGCTGCACGATGCCACCCGCGCCGGTCACGGCGTAGGGGGATCCTTCCGCCATCGCGATCGCGGAGTAACCAAGCATTGCACCGGCCCTGTCCGCGCCTGCGTTCGCCGTCACGACCTTGGAGGACACGAAGATATCGACGCCGTTGAACATGCCCGCGAAACCCTGGCCCTTGATGGTCAGCATTTCCTGCGTAGCCGCCACAAACTGCGACGGACCCGCCTCGGCGCGGAGGCTCGCCTGGAAGTCAGCGAGCTGGCGCGGGTGCAGGATGCAGATGTACGGACCCGCCACGCTCTGAAGCGTGAGCGCGAACTGCGCGGAGTAGAAGTCGTCCACGCTCATGTCGACGCCGCTGGTGCCCACGACCTGCGTAAAATCGTCAATTACATTACAAAGAAGGCTCTGGAACGTCATGAGCGTCGAGCCGACCATCGACTCCGCGAGACGCTGCACGTTCAGCCCGACGCTGTCCGTGAGGTTCGCGAGGTCCGAGATCGAATACTGGAGCGCGTGACGCGCCACGGTCACGTTGACGCCGGACTCGGTCAGCGCGGTGTTGGAGACCGCGGAGCCGTCCGCGACGCTCGACATGATGTCGGAGCCATCCAGGCCGACCACGGGGATCTGCACCGTCGAGGAACCGCGGCCCGCGACGTTGCCGAGACGCAGGATGGACGGGTGCATGTGGAGGCTGGCGCGGTCGGCCAGCTTGAGAACGATCTCCTGGTGGAGAACGGCGGCGAGACGGGCGGACCCACTCAGGTCGGCAAAGAGAACTTCGTTAGCCATGATGGACCTCGTGCGAACGGGTAGTGGTTGGTGATCAACCCGGCATCGCTGTTACGGGGCTCGACCCGGCGGGTACCGCTACCCTAGAGGGACCGTGACAACTTGTCAACCGCGGATGCCCGCCA